GGAACTCCGATTCGGGAAACAATTACTGTGATGGGACGGCAATCGTCCGTGATTCACGTCTTCAAGCCCCGGAGCAGTGGGCTCGTACGGCCCCCGCGGTTCATAAACTACCTTTTTACCTTTCTAATCCGGAGGTAGAAAAACTTAAAAACCTATTTCCTGGACACGACTTTCAACCCGCAGCTGCTGGGGGTTGTCACCCACACCCGTATCTCCATGCTAACCGTCTGGTCGTGGAGCGAGAAATGTTGCGTATGTGTGGTCCCGTTGTGACCTTGGATGTAGGTGGGAATCCTCAGCGGCATCTCAAATCAGGTCAAACCCTGGTTTGGTGCTGTTGTCCGATTCTCTCTGCAGCAGACGCAGATAGGGCTTACCGTCGAGAGCGTAGCAACGCTTTCGCTTATTGTGGACACGATCACTCTTGCGATTGTGTCGACTACGAGGCTAGCATTAGCACGGACGTCCTGTACTACCTTGAGCCTGAGGCGGTACTTCATCTTACCTGCAGTGGCGCACACTACGCCGCAATCGTCGATTTATCAGTACCAGAGCGGAAAGTATTCGGCGACGAGGCATCCTATACCATCTTCGCGGACGGTAGGGTGCGTATGTGTGTGAAAGGCTCCAGCATCGCTTACGAACACAGTGCCCTCCTGTGGTTATTTGAGCGCAATGCTGTCACAATTGGAGATCGGACGCTCGTCTGGCAGTTGGTTTCTACCATAGGTGCTTACAACATCTATCGGTTCACCCAACACGCCGGCGTATATTTGAGCGACCCCGTTCCCCGTTATCCATCTTTCGGCAGTGCCAATTGTTATGGACACCATGAAGTCTTTAGTGCAAGCTTTTCAAGTATTGACGTGGCTTTACCCCGTCGTGTCCTGTTTTGGGGACCCTTTGTATTGGTCCAACAGAACAATGTCACTGTCCGAATTGAGAAGGAGCTCCTTGTTCACGCCCAAATGTGCTGCATGAATCAACTGCGCACCAAGGAGTTGTTCCGCACCGTAACTGCCAAAGTTATAGCCCGTGCTCATCAACTCGATTACAATGATCATGACCTGCCTCGTCGAGTGCGTCTTGCTGTCGCACTCGGTTTCGTCATGGGATTAGACCAGGAATCGAGTTTGTTGTCCGATTGCGTCATACCATCATTAGCGCAGCATGGAAATTATGAGTCCATGTTAAGCCTGATGCCGACCGTAGTTGGTTGGCGCTTTCGTTGGGAGGTTTTGTCGCCTCTCGGGTTCATCTTTGGTTTCAAAACCGGTGTGATTTGCACCGCAGTTGGGGCCTTTTTAGTATTGCGAAGACGTGGTCTCGTGACACTCGACGTCTCATATTATTTGCAGACGTCGCGCCTCAACATCACCGGCCCCGTACCACCTATCGTTTTGCCCGCGCATGAGCCATGTACAGTTTTGAAGAAACGTGATGGCTTGTTGTCCTACGGTTATAGGTGGGTCCGCGAACGTATGCGTGGACCGATGATGTGCGGTATATTATGGCGTAATGCTGTGCCCATTGTTACCGCCGACACGCCAGATGTGGAGTATTTGGCTATTAACAACCGTGCCCTGGTATATCCTAACAAGCCACAACCGGGCGCATGGTCAATGTTGAAAGCCTCCATCGAACGTGCAGGGGTACTTAAAACATTACGCCGAGGGATACGAGCTTACCCTTTTTCCGCGTGGAACTCGCGTTTTCCACGTCCAAGGCAGGTGGCGCAGAGTCGCGCCCTGGCTACATTTGAGTTGTGTGCGACCAGAGATGAAGCCAGGCGCGCTTGTTTGCGTAACACGTTCGTAAAACGAGAAAAGTTACTTAAAATCTGCGATGGAATAATTGAAGATTACGATCCTAGGGTTATCCAGGGCGTAGGAGATCTTGCTAATTGTTTGTTGGGCCCGTGGATGCTTGCCCACTCTAAAGATTTGGCAGCTACATGGGATTTAGACAGCATGATCACCTACGCCGCTGGTTTGACTTGTAATCAACTTGGTTCCTGGGCTGATGCGACCAGCGGATTTGTTTGCTTTCTTGCAAACGACTTTTCTCGTTTCGATGCTAGCGTCTCATCCGCTGCTATCGAATTCGAACATGATCTCTACCGAAGCCGCGGAGCGCCTTATTGGGCCCTGCAAGTCCTCAACCAACAGAGGAAAGTTGTGGGGCGCTCGGCGCACGGACATCGATACAACATCGATGGCACACGGTGCTCTGGTGACCCAAACACATCGCCTGGTAATGCCTTGTTGGATGCTTGCGCCATTTTGTACGCCTGGATTGAGTGTACAGGCGTTCAGCAACCAACTCGTGACGACTTGCGCATCATTGTCAACGGTGATGACGCCTGCGTCGCATCGAACTATCACGTCGATGTCGTGCAGTTTATGGCTGCACTTCACAGTTTGGGATTCAAGCCAAAGACCAAACTCTTTAACACTGTAGAGGAACTTGACTTTTGTTCTGGTCGCTTCTGGGCGTGCACCGTCAACGGCGTTCATACGCACGTATTCGGTCCTATGCCCGGGAAGCTCATGTCCAGAATCGGCGCGTCGGTCAGCCGAGTCACTGATCCTCTGCGTTGGTTCAGGGGAGTGTTGTTAGGGTTTGAGCGCGACACCAACCATGTCCCGTTGGTATCGCAACTCGTAAAACGCGGTTTGCACCTCACCAGCGGGTGTAAGACACGACCCATACAGGATGAACACAAATTCCATGTGTCTGTGGAAGCAGAAGCGTGCCCGGAGACCTACGCGCAACTGCACCTTGTGTACGGCTTGACTGCTGCTGACGTCGAATCCTTTGAGCGTTATTTGACCACCATCAATTCGCTCCCGTTCGTCGCTGATCATTATGTTATGGACATATTGGTGGGTATAGATTGCTAGACCCACCTTTACGCGCGAGACACTCGAAATACGCTTGGCAACGCGCGCGTTATGTTAGCTATGGGTGGTATGGTCCCTAAGAATATCCCCCATGAAAGATAAGAAGCAGAAGAATGCAGCCAAGGTTACCAAGGTCGCCGCATCCGCCGGTACTACCGTCAAGCGACCCAACCCTAAGGTCGATTTTAAAGATGACGGGTCTTGCGTTATTTCTCATACTGAGTATATCGCTGACCTTGTTTCAACTTCATCAGTCCCAACTTCAGTAGCCTATCCTCTTCAACCTCAAAGTGCCACCGTGTTCACCTGGCTGTCTGCCATAGCGACACGGTTCGAGATGTACCGGTTTCGCAAACTCAAATTCCACTACAAACCCAGTTCTGCAACATCGTTTGCAGGCTGGGTCGTAATCGGTTTTGATTTTGACTGTTACGACACCGATTTTACCAAATCCACCATGCTCACATGGAAGTACGCTGCCAAGTGTGCTCTATGGCAGGATATGACTTTGGACGTCAGCGGAGATTCAAGAATCTCCACCTTTCGCTATTGTGATTCCAGCTTCAATGAACGTGGTGACAAGCGTTTGGACAATCTCGGCAACTTTATCACTCTCTCGGAAAGTACTCACCTTAATCCCGGCGAACTTTTCGTGGAATACACCGTCGAACTCCGTCAGCCGGCTTACAAGATACCACCTGCTTTGTATCTTGAATCGCGGAGGACTGTCCCAATGTCTGCCCCGGACGTTTACTTCTCGTCGACTAACGTCGTTAGAGGTAACGCGCCCGTCAGCTTCATCGAGCCGAACTCGCTTCGTTTCGATTCTGCTGGCCAGTATTTCTTGGACGTCCTTACGAAAGCTACTTCGGGCGTTTCGGGACCTCTTACAGTCACTTTTGGCGGTCCTGCTAGCGCTTTCCAAGCTACGTTGATGTTCCGACTCAATAGCACTTCCGCTGCATGGGCTCGATACGCTTTACGCATCATCGAGCCAGGAGTGCTTGCCACAGTTACTGGATCTAGTGGAGTCGACATACTGTCGTCTTTCGTCCTATCAACTGCGGACTATCTTTTAAAAGACGCGTTGTCCTTATAAAGGCGCGTCGGTTTCGGAGGGCTTTAAAATAATATCCGTGTAAATCCAGTCTCCAACGCCTCCTCGTGAG